ACTGATTGAACCTAAAACATCCGACAAAGTAACTTCACTGATATCTAATTTGCCATCATCAAAGTAATTTTGAATAGTTTTAGTCATGATTGAATTAACAATTTCGATACCTAAAGCATCGACTTGCATTGTTAAAGTATTCCAGCATAAAGCCGAAAAGGTATTAATCTTAGTTTTAGTTAAACTCATAGTTTTAACCTCTCTTTTTAAACCCTCTCAAATTGTCAAAAAGCCATACACGGGCCAACGGCCTCGTTTCCGAAATATAACACTTTTCAACGAAATAAACTAATAAATTCGAATCTTCCAAATTTCAACTTAAAACCTCTCATTTTCATTTTATTCCGACCGGGGCGGCGGCCGTCAAAAAGGTACGCACACAATGTATCCATATTTTTTCAATTTCCATATTTTTTCTGGTATTTTTCTTGAAATATCCATAGTATAGAAAAGGTAAATATAGTATAGGTTAGGTATATATATTATATATTATATTATATATACTATATATAGGTTACAAATTCGAGTTCTTATGAATTTTGATTATTATTTGTGAAAAACAGTAACAAACACATTGCTAAACTACATTGCTCTAATTGGTTTAACGGCAAATGTATAGGATGTATGTCCAAATTAGGTAAAAAAGGGTTAAATTTCCACATTGATAGTAAATTTGCAGGTAAAGAGTGCGTTGTAGACAAGGAAGAATGCCACTATTTTAATAATGTAGTTATCCCAGGGTTAATAAATGAAAAAAAAGCATAGAAGAGCAATAGTTATACCAGATGTACATTTTCCCTTACAGGATCAATCTGCTGTAAACTGTGTATTAAAGGCTATAAAGATGGTAAAACCAAATATATTCATATGTATTGGCGATATTGGTGAGTGGAAGGGTTGTTCTCCGTGGAAATACAAAAGGCGTGCGCGTCCTCCTCTTGAATATGTTATAAAAGATGTTGAAAAGGATGTACTTGATGTAAATGCTGGTATGGACCAGTTCGATAATGTCTTAAGGTATGTTAATTGTACTGACAAGTACATGATAGAGGGCAATCACGACAACTGGTTAAATTACTTCGTAGATGAGTTCCCTTATCTGTCAGAATTCAAGTTTAAAAATGCTGTTAGATTGGAGGAGAGAGGTTATAAGTATTACCCATATGGAAAATATCTAAAAATTGGTAAGTTATACTTCTATCATGGAGGTCATTATACTACAATGTATCACACCAGGCAACATGCTGAGAAATTAGGAAAGAATGTCGTATATGGACATACGCATGATGTACAGAGATTTGGTGTTACTCATTTGGATGGTGCTCATCATGCTTTTACTATTGGATGTTTGAAAGATATGAGCCGAGAATCCAATCTTTGGCTAAAAGGTAGGTCGCATAACTGGTGCCATGCCTTTGCTATCATAGATTGGTTCCCAAATGGTACATTCCGCTTTGATTTGGTGGATATTACAAAAGGGAAGACATTTGTGTGGGGTAAAGAAATAAACGGAAATCAATAGGAGTTACTATGAGATTACCGATTGTACAGCATATCCGGAGGGGTGGCTCGGGCTACCATAAATAATTAGGTTGGGAGTGGTATGTTTAATAAAACGATAAATGGTAAGATTGAAACACTTTACAATACCATAGAAGAATGGAAGGATACTTACGATGTTGACCAACTCGTTACTGATTGGCGAAAAGGTTATGAAGGAGATTGGGTTGTTACTGATGATAATCAGGTATGTAAGGTGTTAAAGCGTGGTAATATGAAAACTACCAGTAGAAAACAGACAAAACCATATATTCGTACAATGCTTGGAACATATATTGTTAATAGCAGTAGCAACATGGAAGGTTTACCACCAAGCAATATATATTCATTTGCTCGTAGAAATCACTATGAGCAACGGATGATTATAGATAAAAAACCAACAGGTAGGGAATTTCTTTTTGCCAAGTACATAGCAAACGGATTAAGCCCGACAGATGCATATATGCGTGTTTTTCCAACAAAGAACCGTAAATATGCAGATCATACATCAAAAGCGTTAATGAAAACAAAAAGGGTGTCTACATTGATTTCTAAAGAAATGAAAGCAAATCTCGCAAAGGTTGATATTAATGAGGAATATCTGCTTAAGGAGACTAAAAAGATAGTTGAAAAAGAAGATAGTAGGGATGGAGATAAACTCCGTGCTATTGAAACATTAATGAAAATCGCAGGGATGTTTCCAGATTCTACCAAAACAGAGTCACTTACTGTATTCCAGGGGTTTACGCAGAAAGAATTGTCTGCATTGGATAACAAAGATTTAAAGACTCTTGCACACGCAGAACAAGAAATTGAAGAATCTTCGTGATATTCCTAATCAAATTAAGCAAGAGTTGCTTAAATCAGAGAGAGAGATATGTGATGTCTGCGAATCATTCTTAGATCCTGACCATAAATACATAGTTTGGGATGATGAGGATAATATTTTTGGTTGGGCTTGTGGATATTGCAATAGTATTTACGATATGAGTGATGAAATGCATCAAATAGGTACTGGACCAGACACAAGTGAGATTATTGGTGAAGCATGATAATACTATAGAATGGTTTGGTAAATATCTTGATATAGACTCTTATGAAGAAGATTTAGATAAAAAGTATAAGAAAGAAGAAAAGAAGATAAAGAAGATAAAAAGTTATATAAAAAGGAAAAAGAAGAATAAATGAAAGATACATTATTACAAGTTGCTGAATATCCAACCACTCAAAGTATTCGTTTAGAAACTCCCATAGGTTCAATAGAGACAGGCGATGACAGCCCTGTTTTAGATGTACTTGTATTAGGCTTAATTTTTGCTGCTTTCTGTATTTATATATATGCTAAATATTTTAGGGATAGTAAATGAAATTAATACCAAATGCTAATGAGATGGCTAAAAAGGACGAGGTTCTAAGAAGGTCTCATCATGATTTAATATATTTTGGAAGGGCGTTTCTTCCGAATGATTTTATGAATAAAAGTGAATCTCCGCCGTTTCATTTTGAAATATCTAAGAAATTGATAGATTCTGCCCCTGGCAGTCGTGTATGTAATATTATACCTCGTGGATTTGGTAAGTCTATTCTGAGTAAAGCGGCGATTCTTCATAAGATATTGTTCTCGCCGAGGGAAGAACAGCAGTTTATCTGTTGGGTTGCTGAAGAACAGGGTCAGGCTATTGACCATTTAAAGTATATCAAGACGCATTTAGAATACAATAATATGATTAAATACTATTTTGGTAACCTATGTGGTGATGCTGTTGGTAACAGATGGACGGAAAAGGATATTGTTACATCGGCGGGTGATAGGGTTATGTCAAAAGGAACATCACAGCGTCTCCGTGGTCGTAGTGAAGTTGATGTGCGGTATACTGGTATTGTTCTTGATGACTTTGAATCTGAGTTAAATACTAAAACACCTGAAAGAAGACAGGAAATCAAGCAATGGATTGTTTCTACTGTATATCCTGCACTCGAAGAATCTAAAGGCAGGGAAGGTTGGATATGGCTTTTAGGTACTATTGTTCATTATGATAGTTTTTTACAGATGGTATTGGATGGTTGGTCGGATGCTAATAGGAATGACAGGAAATATCCTTGGGATTTGACATTTTATAAGGCAATCAATGATGATGGTACTCCTTTATGGGGAGATCAGTTTTCTCTTGAAAAACTTGAAAATAAGCGTCAAGAGTTTATAGAAGCAGGTCTGGTTAATAAATTTGCACAGGAGTACATGAATGATGCACGGGATATCTCGACCGCTGCATTTAAGACGGATAGAATTAAATTCCATGATGGAGTATTCGAATCGAAGGGTAAACTGACATTTCTTAACTTTGATGGTGATGTTGTTCCAGTTAATGTCTATATCGGCGTTGACCTTGCCGCTACAGCAACCAATACATCAGATTTCCAAGCAGTAGTCGTACTTGCCGTTGATAATGATAAAAATAGGTATGTACTTGAATATTTTAAAGAAAGGATTCCAACATTTGATGTTCCAGATGTAATAATCAAATTATGCAGGAAATATGCACCAGTACGCAGGGCTACTATAGAAACTGTTGCGGCGCAGGAGATGGTTCGTGATATGCTGACAAGAATGGAAAAAGCAGATAGGAGATTGATGCCAGGGCTGTTTAAGGGAGTTAAACCATTAACAAGGATAAAAAAAGAAGATAGATTGGAAACTGCACTTGGACCTATCGTTAATTCAAGGAAATTGTATATTCGGAGGGATATGACTGATATGGTGGATGAGTTCTTTGAACATCCCATGGCAAGGCACGATGACCTTATGGATGCATTATATTATGCTGATTATTTTGCTAAACCTCCAAAATCCGGTAGAATGACAAAGGAACAATGGGATAAAGAGGTTACCAAGCAAAGTAAACCTTTTATCGGTTATAATTGGTTAACTGGTGGTAGATTCTAATACTCATAAACTATGTTTTATTGTTTGCTTTGTATAGTAATAACTATTTAACTTCTATGAAGGAGAAATTATTGGTATGGACTTAGACCCAAGAGCAGAATTAAACCAAGAAATATTTAGGCAGTATAAAGATGCCAGGCAGGATTGGGATAGAGAAGCCAGGACTGACCTGGATTTTTACTTTGGTAATCACTTTACCAGTGAGGAATCAGAGTATTTGTCATCTGTTAATCAGTCTGATGTTCCTATGGATCGTATTGGACCTGCAATAGATAAGATGAAAGCGATGATTACTGCAAGGTCTCCTTCTTTTACATGCGTTCCACGGGAAGATTCTGATGTTAAACTGACTAAGGTTTGGCGTACTATTCTTGGATATTGTTGGGAAATATCAGATTGCAATATGCATTTGAAACAGGCTATTCATGACTACACTACCACGGGTCTTGGTTATATGTATGCTTATCTTGATACGGAATCTGATTTTGGTAAAGGTGATATAAAAATGACATCGGTGGATCCTTTTAGGGTCTATGTGTCACCATCTTCTCGTGATAGGTGGTTTAATGATGCAGATAATGTAGTTATATCTACCATACTAACTGGTCAGCAGCTAGTGAATTTATATCCTGAACTTGGACCTCAGGTAGACCCAGAAACAGGTGAAGAGACGCCTGGTTTAGTTGAGGATTTGTCCGGAGTTATGGATACTGATTACCCTTCATCCTCTCAAGCACAGACTACAAAGATATTTACTCCAGATATTGTAAAGGATAAAGATTTTTGGGATACTGGTAAATTTCAGGTTCTCGAAAGATTTTATAAGATTAAAGTTCCATTTTATCGTGTTGTTGATTTGAAAGGCAACGCTGAAATGATTATGGATGAAGAGGAATTTCAGAAATTTTTAGATGATAACCCTGCTGTGTTTGAGCGTGGATTGATGGAGTTTGAGGAAGTCCTTCAAACAAGGGTAGCCGTTTCAGCCTCAGTAAGTGAGGTTGTATTATATGAAACAGTTTTAAACTGTGATATCTACCCTATTGTTCCTTTACCAAATGCCTTTACGGGCACTCCATACCCTCGTTCTGATGTCAGTCGTGGAAAGGAAATGCAGAGACTGCTCAATAAGTTATGGTCTTTAGCACTTTCTCATGCCCAAGCATCTGCGGGGTTAAAATTATTGGTTCCCATAGGTAGTGTTGATGATATAGGTGAATTGGAGAGAAATTGGGCAAATCCAAATGCTGTGATAGAAATTGACACATCACAGGGAGAACCGCATTATCCATCCCCAACTCCGTTAGCAGGTGAATTTTATAAGTTAATTCAATCGGCTGAGTTTTATATTGATTTCATATTCGGTATTCCAGAGATGATGCATGGTCAGGCGGATAAAGCACCTGATAGTGTTAGAGGTACTGAAAGGATGATTGCTCTAGGACAGGAACGACCAAAGAGTAAATTGCGTGATATAGAATTTAGTATTGAAAAATTAGGATTGGTTCTTTATCAGTTATGTAAAGGTCATTATGACTTTAAAAAGATTTTTAGGTTGGCACAGCCCAATAATGATATGGATGAGGTAACAGTAAATTTTTATGATGATATTACTACTACTGCCGTTGATATAACAAAAGACAGACATAATATCGGTCAGCATGATATAGGGATGGAGCCTGGCTCTACAATGCCACAAAGCAAGTGGACTGAGTATGCTGTTTATTTGGAAGCATATCAGGCAGGATTAGTAGATAGAACAGAAGTGTTAAAACACAATCCAGAAATATTTGACAAACAAGGTGTCTTGCAGAGAGTTGGTGAAATACAACAGTTGAAACAGCAACTTGAACAGGCATCAAAGTCTATTAAAGATTTGCAGGGTGACTTGCAAACTGCGACTAGAGAATCAGTTCACGCTAAAAAGGCGTTAGAGGTTCAAAAGACCAAAACTATTCTTGATGGCGTAGAACAACAGGCTCGTGCAAAAGATAAAGCACGAGATTCAGAAATAAAAGCAGAAGTGAAGGTACAGATTGAAAAATTAAAAGCATATGCCATTGGTGCAATAGCACAAGATAAAGCGGATAGAACTGTGGAATCGGCAAGGGCAAAGAATGGCTCTTAGTTATGTTCAGTATATCTAGTACACATTTCATAAGGAGAAAATAATGGAAGAACAACTCCAAGATGCACAAGAAGTGCAATTAGAAAACCCTATCCAAGATGTAATTGAGGAAGGTGGTACTCCAGTAGGAGAGTATCAGGAACCAGTTCAGCAAGAATATGTCGCACCGGAAGGTTTTGAAGAAATTCCTGTGCAAGATGTTGAATCTGAGACTTCACATGAAGCATGGGAAGATGAAGCAAAGAAATTTCAGTCAATGTATGATAAATCACAGGCTGAAAATTCTAAAATGCAGGAAGTTCTTATGAAGCAGTTGGAGACGCAACAGACTCAACAGGCAGGACAGGGGAATGATGCTCCAGATTTGGATATACCTTCTGAGGAAGAATTTAGTCCTTGGGATGCCTATTACAAGCCTGGTTCGCCATCGTGGAAATTCAGAGAGTATCAAGATACTGAACGAATGGACACAGCGATTCAGCACCACATGAACCAAATGAATAATCAGATGGTCATGAATAATACCGTGAAAGAGTTAAAGACTAATTATCAAATGGATGAGGGCGAGATCCGTAATTTTATGGATTTTGCTACTACTCCTCGGGGTAATTTACCTTTAGATACACTTGTTAAAGTTTGGTCGGAAGAACAAAAACCAGCAGGTGGTAATAGTGGTATTAATAAAATTAAGTCGAATCAAAAAATACCTAAATCAGCAGGCGTGCTCCAAGGACAAGCACATCAACCTATACAGGATGATGGTGCAAAGACCTGGGATAAAATCATGGGTGCTGGTAATAGGTTTGGTTCGAAAATCCCATAATTCTAAATAAAGGAAAATAAATAATGGCTTATTTAAAATCAACCGACGCTAATGTCGGTTTTAAAGCCGGTACTGTACCTACAAGTTTTCCTGGCGTTCCACAAAGACGATTATATAACTTCGGCGAAAGGGTTGCTGAGTTGGCTCCTGAGGAGTCTCCATTCTTTGTTTACTTGAGTAAAGTAGCAAAGTCACCCACAGACGATAGTGTATTTAAAGTTCTTGAAAATCGGTCAAAGATCGATTGGACCAACAGGAATGGCACATTAGGTACCGTTACTACGGCATTGACAAAAGATGTTGAAATTGACGATATTGTAGTTGCATCATCTTCAGGTTACGGCGGTAATGATATTATGGCTGGTTCAGTCTTAATGGTAGATAGGTTAGAAGCCACTACTTTAAGACCAATCCCAGTTATGATGAGAGTTGTAGGTAATGGCGCTTCAGGTACAGGTTATCTGAAAGTTGAAGTGCTAGAAAACTCTGGTGACGCTGCAACAGATATTGCTGCAAATGCTAAATTCCAAATAGTTGGTTCGTCCTTCGAAGAAGGCGGAACCGCTCCTGGATTCTGGTCAGGCGGCATTGATGATAGATTTGGATATACTCAAATCTTCAAAACTGCATGTTACATGACTGGTACTGCAATGGCAACCAAATACAAAGGCTATGCTTCTGAATGGGACCGAGTTTGGAATCTCAAACTTCGGGAACATAAGGTTGACATTGAACGGGCGATGTTATTCGGGCAGAAAGCACGAGTAACAGGTTCTGACTCTAAGGCTTATCAGGTTTCTGATGGTATCATCGGTTTTATTCTGCGTAATGCAGGTACCGAAGGTTCATCCTTGCAGTCAGATGATGATATAACTGATTGGTCATATGAAGCCAATAAACCTTATGTAAGACAGGTCGCTTATGCTGACATGACTTATGATAGGTTTCTTGGTGACTTAGAAGTTATGTTTGATCCTGCTCGTGGTGGTGGATATGGTAAACTCTGTTTAGCAGGGCTACCGACTATCACTTGGTTTAATAAACTAGGTTCAGCAGGATTCTTACAGAACTCTGTACCTGGTGAAGCAGGTTCATCATCTAACTTTGGTGGTTATACATCATTGAGCATCGATGTGGAACCTCGTTCTGGTGCTTTCGGGCATAAGATTACGCAGGTAGACACAGTTCATGGACAGTTGAATCTTGTAAAAGATCCTCTGCTCCGTTCTCAGTCCGCAGGTTATATGCCTTGTGTAGACATAGACCATGTAGCATATAGACCTCTCGTAGGTAATGGCATGAATCGTGATACTCATATCATGACTAATGTTCAGAGCCCTGACGAAGACTCTCGTAAAGATCAAATCATTACGGAAGCAGGTTTAGAAGTTACATTGCCTGAAACACACGCATTGTACTGCTTTAGTTGATAGTTAATTGGGGGGTGGCAACACCCCCCTTTAATTATGAAGAAAAAGGACCCAACTAAACCTTTTACATCTACAGACCCTTCAGTAATGAAGGAGACTAAACCTGTAGAACCTGTAGAAAAACCTAAGAAAAAGGAAGACTGATGGCTGTACATTTTGTAAAAAAGACTCTTTCAGAAAAAATGAATGCTTTACAGAGTTTGCCTTTAGATAAGTATACTTTTACTGAGTCTTCTAATTATTATATAAAAAATAATATTAGTGGGTATAGTGGTATAGGATTTGATAGTTATACTGCTCAAGAGGCTTGGTCTATTATTATGGAAAAAGATTTTGATAAATATACTCTTGTAGAGTTATTGAATTTGAAGGCTGGTGTTGCTCTTCATACATATACATCAGAAGAGGCATTGAATGTTCTGTCATCATTGTAAAGAACCAAACCCAGAGAATTGGTTCACTTGTCGTGAATGCGGTAATCGTGCTACTCCACCTAAGTGGACACCTTCAGTAGTGATTAGAGATAACGGTCCTTGGTCTTCAGCATTTAGGAAAGACCAAATAGATGTTAAACAAATTTCACAGGATGATTATATAAATCAAGTGAAGAAGGATAGGGTAGCGAAATATGGCTAGTTATCAAAATATGATTGAAAGATTAGTAGGTTCTGTTTCTACCGCTGCACATTTAGACGATTGGTGTATGGAAGGTGCAAAAACAGTTATAAATTCTATGCCACAACAAATATTAGAAAAAATTCAACAGGAATCAGCATTTACAGTAAGTCAAAGTATCTCAGGTAGAAAGGTTATTGATATTTTAAGAAACGATGGTACTATATATCAACCTTGTAGAAAAATTCCTGCAATGATGAGTGGTAGAGTAACAGATTCGAAAGATATGAATTATGCTTTAGGAAGTGACCCTGTGTATTATTTTCACGATGAAAAATGCTTTGTTAAACCTACTCCAGGTACAGATGAAGGTATTATGATGTATGTAGGATATCCTACTATAGATGCATCGGATGATGATTTTGGTGATATCTCTTATTTCCCAGATGAATATGAATATTTAATAGTTTTATATGCAGGACTAAAGGCTTTACAACAAAAATTAAATGCAAAGACTGCTTCTCTTCCTAGTGATATTAGTATAAGCGGTGCTCCCTCTACACCAAATATTACAACTGTAGCATATACAGATGCTTCTGAGTATGATGCGAGTGGTGGAGATGCTAGTAATGTTGATTCTGTTAGAATAGATGCTGTTACCAGTGCTGTTATTACTAAACCTGCTAAAATAGATGTTAGTTCACATGCTCCTGATTTTATTGCACCAACAGTAGCGGGTGCTACTGAAGAACTAACTAGTACAATGACATCCGGGTCTATAGGTACTGCCGCTGATATGAGAGATTTCAGTAAGTGGTTTGATGTTCTTGGTGATATGCTTGAAACAGAAGAAGATATTGAACTTGCCCAGGCACAGATGCAAAAGATTACTACTTATGTACAGACATATGCACAAGCATTACAAGTTAGAAGTGCTGAGTTCCAACAAGAGAATACCAGATATCAGACGGAGTTTCAGGAAGAGGTTACTAAAGTCAATGGCGATTTACAGGCTTTGATGGCAGAATTTCAAAGTGAAGCCGCTATCGCTCAATTCAATAGCCAACAGGCTCAATCGTTATCACAGGCTAATAAAGCAGCAGATCAATCTCTTGACCAATTTAATAAACAACAGACACAGGCTTTAGATCAATTTAATAAACAACAGAAAACACAAGTTAAGATGGCTAATAGAGCGAAACAGATGGAAAGGATAATGGCTGATAATAGTAGTATTATGCAAAAATATGGTGCTGAGATACAAGATTATTCTGGAGTTATTGGTGCAAGAGTTCAAGAATTTAATACTACATTACAAAAAGCGTCTACTGATTATCAATGGTTACATGGTCAATATGGTTTATTAAAGGCTGAATATACTGAAGGTATACAGTTAATGATGCAAAGGAGTAACTAATGGCTGACACACTAAGAGGAAGGTCAAGTATGACACCCGTTGTTACAATTCCATCAAATGCGGATCCAGACGCAGATTCTATTGATGTTATCCACCATGATATCAATAAGACTATTGGAGGACCATACGATATTTCATTTCTATCAGATTATAGGTGGTGGGTCGATTTGTCAAAACAGATTAATACTGATACAGTACTAATGTCTGGTAATTTTACTGATACTTCTGGACCAATCGATGGTACTTCTGATACAGTAAGATATTTATGTATTAAACATACTGGTTTAAATGAAGTGGGGGGTTCTACATCTGTAAATGTTTATGTTTCACTTGATGCTGGTGACCCGAGTTCATCAACAGATGCAATAGTTATTGGAAAAGATGAATGTTTGATTATTAAGCCAAATGGTTGTATTGTAAATAACCTCCATGCTGAAACTTCTGGTAATAGCATTGTAGTTTGTGAAGTAGTTGCTGCTATATTTACAGGTGGAGGAGGTGGTCAATAATGGCTGTTAGAAGAATTACAGTACAGGAACTTATTAGTAGAACCAAACAGGTTTTTCCAAGTAGTCCAGATGCTTATATCGTTAATTTGATTAATGATGCAATATTGGAAATAGGCAAATATGGAGTTAAGATAGAATATGTTAAGACAAATTCTATAAAAGGGCAGAGATGGTATAATCTTAGTGATACATCTGGTATTGAGATAAATAAAGTATTGGATGTTAGTTATATGGATGACTCAGGCGATTATATGAAAATACCAAGATTGCTTAGTTATCATCTTATACCATTGACTGATACTGATGAATCTGTTGCAACTCCTGTATATACTGCTACTTCTGGTTATGCTCAACCTTCTGATTATATAAGGTGGTGGATAGAAAATGACCAGTTGGCTATTGTTACACATAGAGGTAGTGATCTTTCCAAAACTAACCAAAGGGAAGGTGATTGGAAATCTCTAGATGAATCTGTGACAAATGGTATTTTATTGCATTTTTACGCTGAACCAGATGTTGTAGGGATTAGTGATACATTTTCAGAAACATATCCTGATATAGATAATTCTATGCATTTACCTATTGTAGATTATGTTAAAAGGTGTCTTTTTATGGACAAGGCTGGTGCTACACCAGACCCTAATGCATCTCAGATATCTATAATGATGTCACAGCAACATGAGATGAAATGGCGTGAACAGATAGACAAATGGATTATGAGAAAGAAAGATAAAACAGGCGGTCCTAGATCGTTGAGTGTTCCGAGGTTATAATTATGTCTTGGACTAAAATTGCAAAAAATGATAGTACATTTATACCTGTAGCGGTTATTGCAACTACTTTTACAAAAATTACTAAACCATCAATTATATGGAAGGCTCCATTTGGTATATATCCATTAAGTAATCCAAAATATTGGGCTGTTGGTAGTTTTAACTGGAATAATATTACTGCGAAATGGGGGGACTAAAAAATGGCGACTTTAACAGGACAAGAAATACGAAAAACATATAAAGATTTACTCACAGTATCGGGTACTTCAATAGGAGAAGGATTAGAATCTTCTGTTAAAAGGGTATTCGATGGCGAGGGCATAGGAAGTCCATTTTGGTTGGGCAGTAATTCTCTTGAATTTCAGGGTCCGATTGAAATGGGTACTGCTTCTAGTACTGGAAATTATGATTTTACATTTTATGGTGATATCAGATCGTTGCCGAATGCTGTTCCATGGATGAAATGGGATGCATCGGCAGGTAATTTATTATGTAATGATGTTTTAATAAAAATTAGTGGAACTACAGGCGGTCTTGAAACAGACGATATAAGGTTGTTCAATTCGAGTTATCAAAGTGGTGTAAGTATCGCTGCTATTGGCTTGACAAGTTCCGGTGACATTTCCATTAAAGAAAATATTATTACTAAAAAGAGTGTTATTCTTCAAGATGCTAATGGCGAATCAATGGAATTAAAGCCAGGAACAGGTATTTTTGAAAAAGGCTCAGACAAAGGAAAAATTAAACTTGGTGACACTTCAGTCACTCTTCAAAAGGGAAGTGATACGCTTCTAGAAGTAAAAGACGATGGTTCTTTCGCTCTTTCACCACAAGGTACCGCACCAGATGTAAATACATCATCTGATGGCGATATGTATGTGGATGACGATGGCAACCTAAACATTTTCCAAACATAAAATAATAGGAGTTAATCATGGCATGGAAAAAAGTAACACTTAGTGGTGACATCGTTAATGCTGATATTAATGGCTCAGCAGCGATTGCTTACTCTAAGTTAAATCTAACGAATTCTATTGATTCTGCCGACTATGTGGATGGCAGTATTGATTTAGTTCACATTACAACAGGAACAGATGGAGAATTAATTACATGGGATGCTTCTGGTGATCCCGCTAGGGTAGCGGTAGGAACCAATGACCATGTTTTAACAAGTAACGGTGCTGGTGCTGCCCCTACATTTCAAGCGGCTGGATCTGCTGCAACAAGGGCTAGTCTTAGTATAGATACTGATGATAGTCCTCAGTTCGCTGGTCTTAATGTAGGTAGTGCAGGTGATACAACACTTACAGGTTCTAGTGGAGTACTAAGCGTTGAGGGTAAGGCTGTTTATGTACAGGGTAGTACAGATGTTGCAGTATTAGATGGTGGTACAGGTTCTTCAACTGCTCCAATGATTGGATTAGTTACCGCTGCAAATGCTAGTGCTGCAAGAACTGTTTTAGGTGTTTCGGCGGCCAACGCTGATTCAACAGGTAATTCAGCAACGGCTACAGTGGCAGCAAAAGTAAGTATTGCAGATAATGAAAGCACGAATGAGTCTAACGCTCTTATTTTTACATCAGGTGGAGATATAGATGGAGGTAACATAGCCTTAGAATCAGACGGAACTTGTACATACAATCCAAGTACTGGTAAGATAACCGCTACTGGATTTGTTGGTGCTCTTACAGGAAATGCAAGTGGAAGTTCAGCATCTTGTTCAGGACTCGCTGCAACAGCAACGGCTTTAGCATCTGCTAGAACAATTGGTGGAACATCATTTGATGGTACAGCAAATATTGCAGTCGGCTTAGCAGGAACTGCAACAATCTTAGCAACTGCAAGAACTATTGGTGGAGTATCATTTAATGGTTCCGCAAATATTTCTTTAGTTAGCAGTTCTATTCCTGACAATGCAGCCGATACAACTGGTGAAGCAGGTACCGTAGCAACGATTGCTGGTCTTGCTCCAAACACAGCCACAACACAGGCAACTCAAGGAGCAATTACTTCTGCGGCGGCCTTGGCAACAGTTGGAACAATAACGGCAGGTGCTTGGAGAGGTGACACAGTAGATGCTGCTTATGGTGGTACTGGTACTACATCTATTACAAACCTAAAAAACCTCTTAGATGATGAGACTTGGACATTTGCTAATAAAGTTACTCTTACTGGTGATTTAGATGTCAAAGGTACGACAACTACAATCAATAGTGCGAATACATCATTTACTGATACATCAATTCAGTTGAATGTTGCTGATGGCGAATCTGCTTTTGGTGATTCTGCTAGTGCGATAGTATTTGGTGATTCAACTGGTGCAACATCTACTGGAAGAATCATTAATGTTGGTACCGCCGCCGGAGGATTCAAGTTTATGACTGGTAATGCTACTAATACGCCTACTGGTAATAACAATGTGTCAGATGGTGGTACATATGCTGATTGTAGAATGAATGGATTAGTATTAAATACTCAGAGTGAGCCTACAACAGAGGTTGAAGGAATGCTTTATTGGAATGGTTCCAATCTCTATATTGGCAACCCTAGTTAATCTTAATTAGGAGATTAATTATGGCTATTTTGGGCAAAGTTGCTTCTGTTTTAAAGCAGGAGCAACGCTCATTACCAGTAAAAATAGAAGAAGTTCATTTATCGGTAAAGGATACTGATTTCCTTTTAAAACTGATAATGAGTTCTTCTTTTCAAGGTACTGAGTTAGAACAGGGATATTTAGTAACTAAGAAACTTGCAGAAATACACAGGAGGAATATTGAAGATTGAACTACAGGCAGACGACATGAGAATGTTAGTTGTTGCTTTAGAAGATATGACAATCAAAGGTAAGGATGCACCAGTAGTAGGTAGGATGATTACACGACTTGCTGGTAACTTTGAGAAACAAGTTAAAATAGACAACGATAAAAAAGTAAAAAACGGAGAATGATATAACTAAATACAATGACTGATATAACTAAATGCAATGACAGTAAATGTGGCAAAAAAGATAGGTGCTATCGGTGGACTGCACCTTATGATGAATTACATCAATCGTATTTTATTGATTCACCAAGAAATGGTGATGAATGTGATTTGTTTTGGGAACATCATTCTGTCGTCAAGGAAGTGTCAGAAATAACATATAGTTTTACTAACAAAATGTAATACGGAGGAGTGTAATGGCTTGGAAAAAAGTGCTTCAGGAAGGAGCAGTAGCGGCTAGTGATATATCTAGTGGCAGTATATCTACAACATATACAGATGCAAATAACTATACTAATGCAAATGCTGTTAGTGCAGTAAATGCAGAAAGTAGTATTACTGCGACCTGTGATAGTCCGAACATAACACAAACAACTGTTTCGGGTAATGCAGGAACTGCTACAATTTTAGCGACTTCTAGAAATATAGCAGGAAATTCATTTAATGGTAGTTCTGCTATAACAATATCTATTGAAGATTTAGATAATGTTACTGTTGATGATGCCGCCGCTGGTGGTTCTCCATCTACAGGCGATATTTGGATTGAATACTAATGGCTGTTAATCCACTAAAAGTATATAATGGAATTGCTTGGGTCGAACCTCAATCAATTAAGAGATACGATGGTTCTGCTTGGCAAGATGTAAAAGTGTCTGTGTACGATGGGACTAAATGGTTTACTTCTTATGAGGTAACCGCCGCTCTTGGTGGTATGTTCGTAGACGATTTCCATACTACAGGCGGTGACGACCCAACGGATGGACGAATAACCTATGCGACTACAGAATTGCAAGATAGTCAAGAATTTCCGACAGATAGTGATAGTAATGTAGTTACAACACGACCTGTATGGACATTCGCATCTTCAACTGGTACATCACACGAATCCAATGATAGAATTAGAATGAGCAATACTAATGATTCTACTTATCATGCTCAATGGAGGAATACTAATGTACCCCCTGAAGATTTAAAAACTGGCTCTGGAACGATTAATATTGAATTCTCTTTCTTTATGTCTAGTAGCAACAATAAAGATTTAATTCTGTATGTAGAGGCAATATCGCAAGGTAATGGTTGGGCTGTATCCGGTGGCTTAGATAATGGTTATCATTTCCAATTCTATGACAACACTCAAGCGGTTCGTATTAGACGAAGAGATTCTTATAGTAGCATCTCGACTCTTGCTACGAGCGGTAGTGGAAAATTTACTAAGGGTGCTTGGACTACTGCAAAAATTACCATAGAAGATGATGGAACGCTGACTATATTTTGCAATGGAACTTCAGCGGTATCAACTACATCTACGACCTACCAAGATTTTTTCCCAAGTGGAGCAGGAATTAGATTCCTATCAGCAAGGTATATGACTGGTGGAGCATATAGTGATGTCGACTGGATAAAAATTTGGAAGACTGCATAATGCCATATATAGACCCATATAAAGGAGAGAAACAAGGTGTACTTGCAAAGTTTACATTTAAACAAATATATGATGAAGATTTTGATGAAACTAATCCCGAAGTGGGCTTTGATGGTGATTTAGAATATTCTTATTCACTTGAAAGATTTGATGAAGATGCAATGGAGGGTAATGTTTGGGTTTGGATTGAGTCCGCCGCAGATGTTAATACTCTTAAGGCTCATTCTTCATTTATTGGAACAAAATTATTAAGAGACATTAGAAAATGAGGAGAAGTATTAATGGAGGAATTTTTAGCATTATATGCAGAATATGGAATGATTGGTGTAGTTGGTGTGATGTTTGTTTTTATGGTCTATCAAAATGCCAAGAGAGCAGAATCGCAGGCAGTAGACATTGATGCATTAAGAGTACATAATGAAGGACAATCGAAACAAATTGATGCTATTTATACAATGGTTATAAAATTTTTAGACAGATGGAATCGTTCTGATGAAACAAGAGACAGAAGACACGAAGATATGATAAAAGAATTAAATGATTTATCTGATGTTATGATGGAAGTCAAGGGTCAGGTATCAAGGATAAACGGTACACGATAATGGATAGTTTAAGAGTAACAACTTTAAGTACAGGCTTAGGACTAGTGTATTATACTGACATAATTTCTGGTCTATTGATGTGCGTAATGTTTGTGGCACAGATTTATTACTTGTATTTAAAAACAAAAAAGATAAAGGAGTCATAAATGGAATGGCTATCTGCAAATTGGGAATGGGTTCTACTTGGATTCATGGTTTTGGAAAAACTTGTTAAAATGTCTCCATCAGATAAGGATGATATCCTGCTTGATGTTATTTGGCAAGGATTAAGTAAAATGGTTAAAGGAGAATCAAAATGAGTATGTTTTCTAAATATGTTGAAAGGCAAATAAAGAAGCGTGGTGCAAAGGGATTTTTTCTTTGGATTGCTGGTTTAATAGCAAAAGCAACACCTACAAAGAAAGATGATGAAATGGTCGCTGAAATAAAAAAAGTATTAAAAAAATTCTGATGCCTAAACATTATCGATTTGGAAGAAGGTCAAGAGAGAGACTTAAGGGGGTTAATACAAAACTTGTAAATGTCCTTAATGAACTCATTAAGATAATGGATGTTACCATTATTGAAGGTCTTCGTAGTAAAGAGCGACAAGCAGAACTTCTTGAAAAAGGTGCAACGAAAGTTAAATATTCAAAGCATATGGAAGGTAGAGCAGTCGACCTTGCTCCTTATCCTATTGATTGGAATGATCGTGAAAGGTTTCATTACATGGGTGGCATGGTTAGAGGTATTGGACAACAATTAAATGTTTCAATTCGTTGGGGTGGGGATTGGGATTCTGATGGCGAAATTAAAGATAATAACTTCGATGACTTAGTTCATGTGGAGATAAGGGAGTAAATCATGGCTTGGAAATATAATACTGGTGGTCCGGTTCAGGATCAAGCACAAAATCCTTGGGGTTTTGGAGAGCAAGTAGCAGCAGCGGCGGAGAAAGGAAAAGATAAGGTGATGGATGTGGTTAAAATGGCCGCTATGGGTGCTAAAAAGGGAGGTCGAATTTATGGACCTAGTCATGATAATGGTGGTGTAAATATCAAAGTTAAGAATGGTATGCTAAACCAATTGGAAGCCGAAGGTGGGGAATTTATTGCAAGTAAGGGGGCAATGAAGTTTGCAGGACCTCTTATTGAGTGGGCAAATTATGTTGGTAATGAGTTATATCCAGAGACTGATGCAAGTACAAGAGGTGAAAAGAATTTCTTAGAAGAACCATTAATGCAAGTTGGTGGTCCTGTTCAGGCACAGGGGTCTAATCCTTGGGGATTTGGTCAACAAATTCAATCAGCAGCAGCAAAAGCAAAAAAGAAAAATGAACCATCTGTTGCTACAGAAGAACCTTCTGATATTGCTGGTGGAGGCGAGGATGCACCTGATCTTAATCAACCAATTGAAACACCAGTTCAAGAATTAAATCCAAATATTGTTAATCAACCTGCTGACGATAGTCCACAAGATTTACAGTCTGTACAGAATCAAATCAATTCTTTAATGGAAGGACAGGAAGAAGGATATTGGTCTGATGAACTTGGTTCTTTATCAAAGCAAAGAAATGAACTATCTGGAGAATTCAATTATGGAGGTGAAATACCTAAATATGGCACTGGTGATTCCGTGGTAGCACAGCAATCGTCATCTAATCCTTGGAGTTTTGGTTCTTCTATACAAAATGCGTTAATGATGAAAGAATTACGGGATGATGACGGTCCAGATTGGCTTAAAGGTCCTAAAGAAGAAGAAGAAAAAGGTTGGTTTTCTAAAATAAAAGGTGCTTTAGGTGATTATAAATCAAAAAGAGCAAACACCAAAAGATTAGAAAAAGAATTTAGGGAAGAATCATTCCAAGCAGGTCTTCAAGACCAACAATCTATGATTACACAAGAGAAAATAGATAGGGAAAGGGGTTTCTCTGATACACCTGGAAAAACAGTAAACAGAAAATACCAACTAGATACAGCATATGATGAAGAAACTGATTCAGTTACACCTGTTTATGGTACCAGAAAAGAACTTGATGCACAAGCACAAGGGATGCTTCAAAAAGAGGGAGAGGCACGCCTCGATAAAGTGGAGAGAGACAGGCATAGGAAGGAGGCTGCTGAGTCTGGTGTTCATGAACAGATTAGTAAAAGTAAAGATTGGATTAAGGGCTATCTTCAAGACCGAAAGGATATGGGGGCTGGGTTTGATAAGAAGTCTGAAATTGCAGATGAGGCGAATAAGGCTACATTGGCAAAATTAATGGCTGAAAAACAGGGAACAACAAGAAATTTGGAAACTTCTTTGAAAAATGTGGAAGGTAAGACAGGGTCTGGAGAAAAATATTCAAGAGCAAGTTTAATGAGTCTTTTAGATACAGGAGACATGGGCGAAAAAGTAGATGCTTTTAAAAAGAAGCAAGAGGAAGGGTTGAAAAAATATGATGCAGACTTTAAACTCAGGGAAAATGTTAGAGGAAAATTTGCAGAACGAAGAAAATACGATAGTAAGACTGGTCAATCTGCTTGGGATGTTGAAGCAAAAAAACAAGGTTTAAGTTGGTTTGATGATAGAGAAGCATGGCAGGCAGGAAAAGACAAATTTCAATCAAATATACCTACCGAATCAGGTTATAGACAACTCCAGGCTGAAGAAGTCGTTCCCATGCCTGTAACTGGTGAAGATTATTATATAGACCCAGTTAGACAAAAAAATAAAGCGGTAGGGCAACAAAATCCATATGAAGCCCAAATCAATGAAGCATTGGAACAAAATAGAATTAACGAAGAAAGACCATCATTAGATGAGATGATCCAGATGAGTGAAGAAAAAAGGAATGTATCATTGCGTGACAAATATGATGTTAATATGATGGAAGATAATAGACAACACTATCCTAAAAAGCCTGGAATATTAAAAAGATTAAGACATAAATTTGGTAAATATCAGGAAGGTGGACAAATTCAACAAGGTGGCGATGCACAACAATTTACTTTTCCAAGCAATACTGGAAATAATACTGGAATGATAAATGCAAATGTTTTAAGTAATATGTCAAATAAAAGTAGAATGAATAATATAAGACAATATGTTGCTGAAATCAATCAGCAAAGTCCTATGTTTATAGATACTATATTAAGTAGGTAAGGTATGAGTAAAGATAATATACCTATATTAAATAGACTAACCAGTCAGTTACTAGATAGGAAGGGTAAAAACTATACCTATGAAGATGCTGAACATTTAGCAAAGCGTATTTTAACAAAACGAGGTGACCTTAATGAAGATGGTACTGTTACTATTAAAGGTACTACTCGTGGTTTAATGACTCCCGGTGATAGGGCAATAGACAGGTCTATTAAAAGATTTGGCGGTAAACATAGTGATTATAAATATAATACAATAAAAAATTATGCATATAAGAAAAAAATATAATGCCTAAAGAAGTACACGAAATAAAGCAATTCCATGCAGGTGTGATATCGACTCCAAGTGAGTCAGATGTACCTGATGATGCTGCTGTTTATAGTAAAAATGTTGACCCAGTTGCTGAAGAAGGAAAACTGAGACCAATACCAAATGATTTATTTCTTGATGTTGATGGCGGGGTTACAATATCCAGTATTACATACACATCTCCTGGGGGTCAGCAACATAATGACCTTTCTGCCCAAACATACAAAGGATGGAATAATAGAGATAGAACATATACTATAAATTGTACTGCACAACACCAAGGAGGGGATACATTTACTTATAGTACTGATGGCGGTGTAACTACAACTACATTTGGTGGTCCTCAAGCAGGTATAACTAATTGGCAGACTGTTGGTGAAGTGCAGGTTAAATTTGGTGCATTATCGGATCATTTAATAAATGAAAAATGGGAATTTAATACTGTATCTGCAAATGTAGACTCTGTAAAGGCTGATGAAATGGTACTGATGAATAAGGATGGAAAACACGATTTAGTTTATTTCGATAGAGATGATGATGAATTTAAAGTTGTTAAGAATTTATATGCGTCTGCTCCTACACATGATGAAACATTAACAAGTTCTGCCTTAAATAATACTGATGATAAATATTGTATGGAAAAGAATAATGAGGAAGTTCATATTGGTTTAGGAAGTGCTGTCCTAGATGCTCCGCAATGGGTTGGTCATATAAATACTAAACAATTCTTGACGACTTTTGATGGATTACAGGTAGCACAGGCTGAACTTAATACACCTTCACCATTTCCACATTTTTCTCAAGTGAAAACTGATGGAGATTATATATATGCTTTTCGGAAAGGAGACACTTATTTATATAAATTTGATATAGGAAAACAAAAATTGTCCATTAAATCAGGGCAACATTGGGATGATATACGAACAATATGTATGGATGATACTAGTAATAGTAAATTTCTTTATCTGCTAGATAAGGATGCTAGTACAAGTGCTCATAAGTTATATAAAGTTGATACTGATACTCTTGAGATAAGTGAGGATTACGCTTTTGATTCTAATTTTACTGATTTGAATGAGGTAGATATGATTAATGTAAAAACTCAGGAAGATAAATTTTGGATTGCTGGTCGACAGGCAGATCTTAATTCTTATGTTTATATGTTTAGTAGACCTGTTTTCGGTACAGCAATAGTTCGTACTAATCATACTCCTATGTGGGAAGGTGGTGGTGGAGATCCTGGTTCTGCTCATACAGCAGTAGGTTCTATTATAAAATGGTCAGGACAACCTTCGGCTTGGAATGATGTTTCTCATGGTTCAGGGGTGTCTTGGCCGCATCGTTTCTGTGATGGTGCATTTTTATATAAACCAACAGATATGGCTGTTAATTCAACAAAATCTTGGGTTGGTATGTATGGGAGAGGGCATAAGGCAAGTAATGATGATTTAGAAAATATAGACCATTATTATGTTCATACAACTGGGTGTACACATGCTGTTGCCGGAGATTGTGTACATAGGCATAGAATTTATAAGTCTAGTGATACTTATGGTATTCCATTTAGTTATATGATTCGTAGTGATTTTCCTAATGCTTCTTTTGTTGGAGGTCATGATTTCAGAACAGATGGTTCAAATTCTACAGATTGCGTAGTATTTAATCAAGATCATACGGATTATATGGATAAAATTATTGTAGATATGAATGCTTCATATAGCGATAAAGGGTTTTTTGGGATTCAAAACTCATCTACTGCAACGCAAGGAGACTATTATAAAGTAACTCCTCTTACTTCTGAGACTGATGATGGTACAGTATGGACTTCTGAAAACAGACAATCTTCGAGTGAAATTGAATCTCCTAGAGGTGTATTTGGAACAAGTACTGTTGCTCATGTTTTTTATGGTGGTACTGTTGGTAGATGGGCTAAAGGTCCTTTAACATCATTAGTAGGTGTTCTTGAGTCTTTTCTTACTGTAACTGCTGGTGTACATTATAATTCTGGAGGTTCATTAGATGCTGCTAAATACTATTATTATAAAGCATCTTTTATATATGACGGTTATCAGGAATCTCCATTAACACCATTGGAATTATTGAGAGTTAAACCTACTAATGCTGGTGATGATAATAAAATAAAGTTGATACTAGATTTTAAAGGTATATCTGCTTTAAATCCTCGTATAAGTGGTATAAATCTATATGTTGGTGTAGGTGGTACAAACTCAACTGAACCTTTGGGGTTTTATAGATATTTGAAAACATTCGCATTAGATTCAAGTTGGGCCGCTGTTACTGATACATCAGCGGATACAATTTTTTCTGGTACATATAGACAGAAAAAATGGATTGATGATGGTGATTGGCGTGGTGCTTCTTATGAAGCGAATACAGGAATATCAGAGGTACTTGGTGATACAATGATAAATTATAGTTTATCTACCCAGTTGAATAATTATCATTTTGTAAGTGATGCTTATCATCCTTCATTTGGTACTGACAACTCACCTAATCTTATTTTCAAGTCTAAACCATATAATTTTGACCAGTTTGATGTTACTATGGATTTTTTAAGATTACCTACTGCACCAAATTGTTTGGCATCATACCAAGGTCGTCTATATGCATTTGATGATAATAATACATATAGAATTGAACCAAATACTTTTTATATTGAAGATACATTTGAAGGTGTAGGATGTATTGGAAAAGATGCTGTAATTGTTACTGAATATGGTATGTGTTTTGCTGATAAAAATAATATTTATATGCACGATGGAAGATCGCCTACTCCAATAGGAGATAGAATAATTCGAGGAAATGCTCCAGATGATTGGGAAAGTAAATCATTAAAGAATTTTACTCCTATAATTCAGTTTGATGCAAAAAGAAATTCATTCTTGATATTTTTTAGAAATGCTGATGAAGACCCTCGATGTTGGGCATATTGTATACCTAGAAATCGTTGGGATCTTTGGGAGTCTGGCATAGCATTAAATTCTAGGACAAGTATGTGTGCTGGTAAATTTGGGGAGGTTTTAGGAAGTGATGGCAATCTTTGGCGATACCCTCATGGTGATGAATATAGAAAATATAGTTGGAAGAGTAAAAAACTTAATATGGGACAGGATACACAGGATAAATTCTTTAAGACTGCCCGTATTGGAGGTGTTACGAGTAATTCTATTGACACTATTGTTTCATCAAAAGGTTCTGTAACAAATGCTTATTCATCTGATACAGATAATTCAAAATATAAATTAAGTGGTACAAATAGTAAAGCAAAATGGATTCAATATACTATTACTGATGAATCTGAAAGTATTGATTCCATAGGAACTATATATCGTAGGAGGGCTATAAGATAATGGCTTTAAGTAAAAAAAGAGCACCTTTAGTTTCTGACCCGATAACCCTTAGGATTGTTCAACAGGTATATGCTGATATAAATGAAATTATTGATGCTGTAAATCAAGGTGATACAACTGAAGAGAAACCTGATTCTCAGGGTAAAACTGGAGATATAAGGTTTATTAAGGATGCAGATGGTGAATATTTTCTTGAAGCAAAGTCCGATGAGGGATGGGTGCAAAGTACCAATACAACAGCATCAGGTTTTAAATTTAAAGAAAGGAGTTAATTATGTTACATTCATTATTGGGTTTAAATAATCTTGAAGAAGATTTTGGTTATACTCCCGCAACAACACAATACGACCAAAGTTCATATGTTGACCAGTCAGCAAGTAATTTAAATAGATATGCTGGTCAAGTAGGACAGTATGGTACTGATTTAATGAGTCAATCTCAGGCATTATTTTCTGGTGATAGTCCATATTTAAAAGCAGCGAGACAGAAGATGCAGGGTGATGTTGGTGACCAAACGCAGGCTCAAATGCAGAATATTAGTGCGATGATGGCTCAAAGAGGTGCAGGCGGTGGAGGTATGTCCAGTTTACTTAAACAGGCTACAAGTAGAGGTGCTGGTGAAACATTAGCACAAGGGAATGTAAGTTTATTAGGTCAGGGTGCTCAAATGGGACAGGCAATGATGGGTACAGCAATGCAGGCATTTGGTCAGCAAGGACAGGCTTACGGTCAAGTTGGTGATATGGGAATGGGATTAACAAAGATATCTGCTGATGTTGGGTTAGATGCTTCTGCACGATCAGACGCAGCGAATCAATATGAAATGACATCTTCTTATAATCAACAGTTAGGTAATCGTCAAAATAGAGCAGGATTTGCGAGTAATTTAATTGGTTCTGCCGCAGGCGCATTTATGATGAGTGATGAAAATGTTAAAGAAGATATTGTTAAGGTTGATGTATCAGATGATGGTTATAATATTTATGAATTTAAGTATATAGGAGATGATACTAAATATAGAGGTGTTATAGCCCAGGAAATTTTAGAAAAGAAACCTGAAGCGGTTTTAACACTTCACAACGGTATTCTTGGTGTTGATTATAGTCAACTTGATGTCAATTTTACTATTGCCTGAGGAGGTAAATTATGGCTGTTAATGTAAGTATGCACCAAGGGAGTAACCCTTGGAATTTTGCTGAACAAATAGGGAAATCTTTAGATAGAGCCATAACTGTAGAATTTCAGAAGAAGAAACTCTCTGAGGACAAAAGACAACATTGGGTCGATACAAAATTCAAAGTTCTTAAGATGGAAAGAGACGACCTACAGAATGATTTTTCTAATACATTGGCTATTATTAATTCTATTGATGATAATCAAACTACCAGATCGGCTATTATTGCCGGTATTACGAATGACCCTGGATTTATGGCTAACTCGAAGAGATTCGATGTCAATAAAGAAGAAACTAAACAATGGCTAATTCAACAAGGTTATGATCAAAAACAGATAGACGCCTATTCAGCAAGCAATCGAAATCCTGTTGCAGATCTTATTAATACACATACAAATGCTAATATGATAGCAGTAAATGGTTTTAATGAGTCAATGAGTAAATATAGAACAGATGGTGGTGCTCTGAAATTTACGAGAGAGGAATTTAATATTAACGATGCTTATGGTATGAAGCATGGTTTACAGGCTCTACAAAATAATTCTGTAGTTAATAAAAGTGTTAAAGATAAACATAATATTCCTTCTGAAATAAAACTATTAGATTCATATATTGGTAATTATCATTTTATTAAAACATTTCCTAATCTTCTAAAAGGTTTACCACAGGAATATATAGATGATTTTATGAAACCTATTTATGACCGTATGTATATGACCAATGCTGATGGTCAGAGTATACCTGCTGTATGGGATAATTCTTTACAG